ATTTGATTCCATTCATAAATATGATGATATCTTTTTGGATTAATTTGTGCTCTTTTATCTAATGCTGCTACAAATCTTTTTCCTGTAATTGTAAAAGATGCTTTTGCAATACCTTCTAAAGTTCTTGGCTTGGTAAGTTCTTGAACTCCAAAAAATTTATTATTTATTTCTGTCATTACTTGATTGACAGATGATTGATCAATTTTGAATCGTATCATTGCTCTGAACTGGAACCCTTTGCACAATTGATTCATAATAACTAACTTTGCCGAATGGATCTAATACGGCATGTGAAGAAAAAACTTCAAAAAATGTATCAGGTTCATCCAATTTATCAATTTCAAAATAAACTTTTTGATTGTTGCTAGAGCGTATATTTCCAATTCTCCAACGTCTGCTTAATGGTTTTAAAGTCTTAACTCTTAATTGTATTCTTTCTTGATAGCCAGGCTGACCTGCTTCAAAAGCTTTGTTTCCACCACGAGAAAAAGAGTTTGATGAGCCAAGTGGTTCAATTTTACATTGAATAGTTTCATTATAAACCCATTGACGATTAACAAATCCAGTATTTTTATCTTGAGAATTTTGTTGAATATAAATATCAGATTTGGTATTCATAATTGATGCAACAAAAGATATTGCTGATGTAGCCATTAAATCACCACAATACGAATATTTCGATATAGATCAAGAATATTGTCTACGGCAACGTTACCAGTTCCATTAAATGCTCCTCCAGCCATGCTGAAAGATATTTCACTAAGATTAACTTTGCTTAAGTATTTGTTTCTCCAGTTGTAATCATTAGTTAGCATATCTCCAACTAGCATCATAGAAGCAAGTTTAATATCCTCTGGTACATATTTATATCCAATTTTTCCTTGAAATTTATATCTAGAATTATTTCTAAATCTTCCATAATAAAGAACTGCGGGATCTACTTGATTGTCATATCTTACATCCCAGCCAGGATTGACTAATCTAACTGCTTTATTTGTAAGTGTTAATTCAAGTAAAAATCCAAAAGTATTAAAATAAGGATCTACTGTATTATCAACAATTAAAATATCATTTTCCCATACTTTATCAAGATTTTGCATAACTTCTAGTAATTCAATAACATCTGATCCTCGACCAAATTCTTCTTGAACTCCATAACGTAAACCAAAATCTTGATTAGTATATCCAATAATAATTGTTCTTGCTAATTTTTCTGCTTTTATAATTTCATGTGGATCCATGTAATTTAAATCATATGGTTGTGCAGACCAACCATGATAATCATAAATATCATCTACGCTAGCATAAGGAGTGTCTACTTTATAATAATCAATATGTGTTGTTTCATATCCATCTAGTATAAAAGACCATGTAACTTTTAATACTCTGTTTAATGCAGTTTCTGTTTCAGGATCTGCAATAAGATAATAATTGCCTGTTGGATCTCCATTTCCATCTAACTTAGGAATTGCTGTACCACTAGATAACTCATCTTCTGTATCAGCATCAATCACAACAAAGGTTGGAGTATTGTCTGCTGGAGTAAGTTTACCATCTTTAAATACGCCTAATACTAACTGTTCTGTTGCTTCACGAACAAGCGTTTGCAATTATTATCCCCCCGATTAAGAGTAGAATTCTTGTGCTTCCCTTGGAGTTGCCAGTCTAAAACCTGCTTGGGTATCAAAAATTCTTTGTGCATCATCTTCAGACATTGCAACAAAAGGATGCTGTGCAGTAAATGTATAGCCCATAGCTTGGTATGAATGATTCATTCTATCCATTTTAACTAATACAGTGTTTTGTGGCTTCAAGATTTCCTTCTCTTTCTTTTTATCAATTTTTAATTCTACTGTTTCAGCTCCTGCGAATTTAGCATAAGCTTCATATGTAACGCCTTCTTCTGAAAGCGCTGCAATTAATTCTTTTTTTGTTTTGACATTTTCAACATCAACACCGAAAGATTCTGCGAGACTCTTAAGTTCACTGATTTTCATTGTGTCAAATGACATATGACTTCCTCTCTTGTCTATTAAATTATACCAGAAAAGAGATAAGGAGGGGACTTAATCCCCTCCCTATCTGACATATACTAAATATTAGTATGTGTATGTTGAGTTACCGCCAGTCACATGTGCGCCATGTGTTGTAGAACCAAGAGTTCCACCAGCAGTACCAGCAACCTTAACGTTCTTAACGATAACATGTGCGTCATAGTTTTCAACTGCACAGCCAACACGGATAAAGAGTGTGTACTCAATAGTATCCTTCTTGGGCTGGAACAGACGATAAACAACAACGTCACGCTTGATACCGATGATGAAGTTTTGTGGGAATGTCAAGTGAACATCACCATGCAAACCAGTTGCTCCAGAATAATCTCCAGAACGAGTTTCATCCATCAAAGGAACGTTGATAACAGGAATACCGAATGCAAACGGAGTTGTAGTACCTGGACCACCATCGTTAGCAGCGACGTCACCACGGATAACACCAGAGGCGATATCGAATGGGTTGACGCTACCAGCGTTAGCAGTAAGATTGTACAAATAGTCTTGAACCAAGTTAGATCCAGTGAAGAATCGAAGTTGGTTACGACGTTGCTTATACTTACGAGGCATTGTCTTGATTGCTGCGTTAAACACATTCTTATCAAGTCCTGCACCGTTACCATCAACAACGTGAGCATTATCAAGTGCAAGCTTGCGGAATCCAGCAAATGCTGAAAGCAACCCAGAACCAGTTCCTGTACCGTTGATCAAAACGTCTTCGATATCATTACCAGCTTGGGTAGCCATAAGTCTTGCAATATGATCTTCAAGATCTGCACCTTCGATATTATCTTCCAGAGATTCAGACGAGAGTTCCCAATCAAGACGAAGCTTACGTGTTGTAAGCGAGACCTTGGAGAATGTTGCGCCAGCTGCTGTGAAGGTTGTTGAATTATCGTTTTCATAAGTGCCAGAAGCACCAACGAAGTCACGAGGATTATCCTCCTGAGCCACTGTCATAATTCTTTGACCCACGGAAACACGATCAATTTCTGTTGTATTGGAGCGCATACGAATTGTACGTGCTGCCTTTGCAAGAATTGTTGCGTCCCACATGTAATCAAGGAAACGATTTGCCTGATCTGGATACAGAAGACCGTTACCGCTGAGGGTAGCTGTGTCTGCTGAAGCGTTAACACCACCAGATCCGATATTTGTTGTATCAATTACTTTCTGTAAAAGCTCATTACTCATTTTTATATTTCACCTACCTTTCAATTAGAGGTTGCGTACACCGAGGAAGTGTCCTTGCCAAATGCTTTTTTGTATTTTTGTTTCTTCTGTAGATCCAGGAAGATCTCCAGACTTCTTTACTGCGGTTGCAGATTCATAATTTCCTACACGAGTATCAAGATAATCAATCTTTCCATACATCTCAGAAATTGTCTTATTAATTGCATCATGCTTTTCTACAAGTTCATCAATAGATTTCTTCATTTCCGCTCTGGTTTCCTCTACCATACGGTAAACATCTTGAACTGTAGCAGCTTGAGTTGCATAATTCTTTTCCATAGTTTCACCAAAGAAGTTCTTGAGGTCGGATACCATCTTTGTAAAATCAAGATCGTCCGCTTCAACTTCAGAAACGGTTACGGCTTTCTCAACTGTTTCTTCTGTAACTGTCTCTTCAACTTCTACTGGAGTTACTTCATCAGCCTGAGTAGCCTCAACTACCTCATGGCTTGTTTCTTCTGCCATGTTACCTCCTTTTGTGATTTTCTTCTTTTTACCCGCTTGATCTGGGTAAAGATTAATTGTTGAGTTTGAACTGATAACATCTTTTTCTGTTTTATCACAATCGCATAATGTTTCTTGCTTCATGCAATCTGGACATACTTCGTTATCTGAATCATGTGTTGTAGCCTCATGAGTTGGGCCTGGTGCATCATCTTTTGTTAAATATGAATCCAACACTTTATTGATAGTATCAAACTTATCAGTATCAGAACCTTCGATCCATCCAATATTTTCCATTGAATCTCCACAAACCACACAATCTTTATTTACGTCTGAAGAGCTTGAAGCAATCTGATCTTCCTTACACCAAAAAACATTTTCTGTAACAATATCAGCAATCATTCCTTTAAGAATGCTTCCAGTGTCTGTTTTTTGAATAGAAAAAATATTTGCCAGGGGATTTGCTGGCGAATCTACTAGACTCAGCTCATGCAAGTCATAATCGTGAATTACTCTACGATCTTCCCCTGACCCGTCTTCTGCTTTTTCAAACTTGGAATCTACAATATTGCCACCAATAGAGAAACCAGTTAGCGTACCATCCAAAACCTTCTCCCAAGTGTCTTGTGCGCCTTTTGAAATATAAGCATTGACGTAAACTCCATTATATTGTTTACCAGTTGCTTTATCTAAAAATTTATCATAATTAAAAGAAACCATTTTGCCTACAGCAATTGGTTGATGCATTTCACGAATGTTTCCACGAAATCTTTCAAAAGCCTTTTTACTAGCATCTGCAGTAACAATATCTCCATGACGGTCAACATTATCTAAAGAGGCGAATCCAGAGACGGTTCTCTTTTCTCTATTGACCTTTGCAATTGGGAACGAAAGGTGCATAGAATGTTCGCTGTTTTGCCAATGCGCTTTTTGAATACTCATATCTAATTTAAATAATATCAACACTTGACGATAAATCAAAATAAAAGTGTGATATTATGCTTGTTTTCTTCCTTCTCCTTGTGCATTTCTTGCTGTTCCCATTTTATCGGGAGCATTAACTTGTCGCTTTTGATCTCTGGCTCGTTTGCCTTTCATCTTAATTTCAGCAACTTGTTGTGGCTTTAATTCAAGAGGTTCATCTCCACCTTCAATTGGAGCAAGCCCTTTGCGGTTACGAACTTCATTAGGAAGAACAACTTTATCTTTAAGATAAACATCATCAATACGACTTTGTGTTTCTTCATCTACAAGGGAAAGTTCTTCAAATCTTAATTCAAATGCATCTGTAAGTTCTTTAACAAGTTTATTAACTTTATGTTCAAGAATTTCCTGCATTGGGCGACATACTTGCTCTTTAAAGGTTTTATCTGCATCTTTAGCGTTTGCAAGTGATACGTCTGCTGGCATACCAAGTTTAGAAATAGGAACACGATGAGCTAAAAGAATACGATCTCTATTTTCTGTAGCATAGTTGCGGAATGAAGAATCTTGAACTCCTGCTTCAATTGGCTCCATCTTAAATTCAACTCTTGATTGCTCTCCATCTGAAGGAAGTGGAATATAAAGAGTTCTATGATTTCTTCCTCTTAGTCCAGTTTGAAAAAATTCAAGCAACTTACGCTCAGAATCATTAGTTAACTTAGCACCTTTTACAGTAATAATATAACGAGGAACTGCTTTATTTTCAAAGTAGTCAAGGTTAAATCTCTGTGCAAACTCATCGCCAGCCACTGCATTCTTTGCAGAAATAATATTTGGAATTCCATAATAAGTATTAGTTGGAGTATATAGCTTAAAATGAATTACTTCGTTTGGCTGTGGATCTGTTCCAATTTGGTCTGGAGTGGTTGTGTCACCAAAGTTCCTAAAGAATGTATAGCGGTTATAAACAACCTGCACAAACCCGTCTCTATGCCTTCTAATACGCATTGTAATGGTTGGTATGTGTCCAATGTATCCAATATTTCCATTGCTTGTACGTCCAACTTCAAGATAAGCATTTCCAGTACATTCTAGGTCTGTCTGAATCTTTTTCATGGTATCAATAAATGAATCATCTGAATTCATTGATTCTAAATAATCTCGAAGATCTATTTTAGCCTTTTCAATTCTGCTTCTTAAATTATCAAGGTTTTTAGGATTATCCATGGCTGCTTGAACTTTTTGAGTTGTTCTATATGTTTCTTCAAAACGATATCCTAGTCCAACAACGTTGGCAACCTTTGCATTAACCGCAGCATGATGATATGGAGAAACTTCAAAAAGTTGAGATAAATAAAGAACGTTATATGGTGGTTGAACAATTTGAAATAATGAATATCCTGTAAGATCAAGCGGATCTAATTTTTTAGACTTAGCATCATCTACGCCTGTAAATGATTTTTCCATCCTATTTACTTTGCGTCTAAAGTTTGCACTTAAGCCATCAAGCTTTTGAAGTTCATCCCAACCTTTTAAAAATGGATCATCAAATTCTGCTTTTGAAGATGAGTTAATATTAAAATCTAAATTGGAAAATGCTCTTAAATCTCCATCAGCATCATCATCATTTACAACTGATACACTATGATCTACCATTAAAGCAATCCCATCTTCTTCTTTTGTTCTAAATCTTCTTTAATTGCTGGAGTATCCCACATATCTGGAACTAATCCCCAGTCTAATCTTTGCTTTTGATTTTGATATTCTTCTTCAGTAACCTGCCTATGACCAGAGAAGAATACGGGCTTTCCCTCTCCAACTCCATAGTAATTAGCAGCATCTTTAATCTTTTTAATTTGACGAATGTCTCCTTTAATTGAAGGAATGCTTAAATAATTTCCATCATCATCACAAACAAGACCACCATCTGCAGTTTGCCACAGATAAAGTCCATAATTAACCTCTTCAACAGGGGTAACTTTCATCTTTTTCATTAAATACCATTTCCTTGTTCGAACTACTATAAATTGTACCGCAAAATACCAAAAATACTAAATTGCTGCTTGTTTTGATGCACTGGAATAAGCAACTACAGCATTTCCACCAGAGTACTCTGCCAAAGTTCCTATTGAATTGGATTGATTAACAATTTCAGTTTTGTTTGTTAAAAATGATATATATCTATCGTAAACCTCTGAAGATGATAATTCATTTGGATAAAGAGATATATATCCATATGTTGCGGATAGATCTCCATTTAAACTTATACTTTTATTTAAATAAATATTATTAATATTATTTTCAGAATATATACAAACTATATGAATTGGTTCTTTATCCATAACTGTAAATGATGATAATGATAAATCATTAGAATTAATATAAACTTTATTAAATCCTGAAGTATTTATTGTTTCAGTTATTGAATCCATTCCATGATTAAATGCATCATTTGTTATTTGAATTTTTATAAGATTTGTATAAGATAAATCCCATCCAGTTGGTATTGAAGTGGGAGTAATTGATGTTGTAGTCCAATTTTGTCCATTATCATATGTAATTAATGTTTCAGATGAGCCAATTGCCATATTCAATATTTTATTTATATAAACTGTACCACCCGCTGGAGCTCCAAAAGTATGTTTGGTTGTCCAGGTAGGATTTGCATTTTGCAGATTAGTTGTAGCTTTTATTGGATGATAATCGTTTTCTGGAATTAAAAACGCATCAATTTGACTACTAGATTGATGTGCGTAAATTGATATTCTATGCCAAGGGGTTGAAGTTGGAATTGAAACAGTTGAAAAAGAAGAATTTGCTGCTTGATTAGCATCAATTTTATATAAGTATGAATCTCCAAATGGAAAATCTCTATATAAAAGATATACAAAATTATTCATTTTTTCATAAAAAGAATCAAATATAAAATATGAAGATGGTATTCCAGATAGGCTTACTACATTTGGCATAGTTTGATTTATTATATCAATAATTGTTAAATAATATATTTTGGGTGTAGACATTGGTACTCCACCAATAAAATAGAATCCTTCTGCTCCATCTGCAACTTGATGTATATCTGGTCCTGGAGAATCTATAAGTCCATAATTAGTCCATGTTGTAAGATTGTTAATATTACACCACCAAAGATCTCCAGCTCCTGATCCATACGCTGTGAGAAAAATATAATCTCCTACATTAAAAAATTTATATTGATATGATAGTCCTAAAACTCCATTCCACATTATGCCATTATCTTCGGAAACAAATATTTTAGTTCCTTGTTGTATATCAAAAACCTTAGCAATAATTTTTCCTGGTAAATAATATAAACTAATTTGTGGAGTTCCAGTATATTGAGTTGGTTCTATAGATTCAAGATTCCAATTAACATAATCAGTGGAAGAAAGTAAAGAAAAATAATAAAAACCATCACCTGGGGCATATGGCATTCCTAAAAAATATTTTTGTTGATTGTATGAACCTTCAATAGATGCATCAATAACTTTGGTATCTTTATCAAATTTAATATATTTATTTGAAACTTGTGTATCCAATATGTATTGATCTTGCTCGGATCCAATTTGATCTGGTCTAAACCAAAATTCTAAAGATTTATGTCCATTACTAGGTACATTCTGTCCAATAATTGCAGAAGATGAAGATGGTATTTTTAATCCAAAGTTATTTGATCTAGAAAGTACATTGAAATTATTTGATTTTATTGAATATGAATGTAAAACAGATAAATCATCATTATAGTATGGACCAATATGATAATTATTAGTATCATCAAAAATTGATAATGTTTTATATAATGAAATATTTAAATTATCAATTCGTGGTTGTTCTTCTGAAATACAATTAGGAGAAACAATTGTTACTTTAATTTTTATATCATTATTCAAATATTGATCTGTTTGAATTCCTTCAATTGGATGTTCATTAAATACTTGTTCCCATCCATTTCCCTTATCTATTTCTACATAAACACTTCTGTAGCCAGCAATGCTAATATCTGGATTTAACACATTTGTAATTGATGGAGCTGCTGAATGCCAAGATATTCTTCCTCCTGAAATTCCATAAAATAAAGAGGCTGGTATCGTATAAATCCATTTTCCAATTGACCTAATGCCAAATTGATTTGATATTGTAAGAATTAAATTATCTTCAAATGAAATATTTTCAGCGTAATATTCATTAGCATCTACATATGTATTGTAAACATTAGTATCAGCAAAAGTATTATAATATAAGATTGCTTTATTACTATTTAATATTGGATATGAATTTGATACAAATAAACCATAGCCTGATATATATAAAGAAACATATGAATTTTTTATTGATAAAAATATATCGTATGTAGAATTTGATATGGCTGAACTTTCTAAAATTATATTTGTATCATTATCTGTTACATATTCAAGTATTAATGTGTCATCATTAGTTTTTCTTAGTTTAATATATTCTGAAGTATTACTATTTTCTATTTTAAATATTTGTCCCGCTGACATAGAACCATCAATTTGAGTTTGCATAGAAAAATTATTTATTGATACATAATTTAATAATCCTTCAAAAGAATTATTTTCTTCTAAATTCATAGAACCTTTTAAAGTTAATCCATTGTTTTTAACAATTAAATTATTTAAAATACCACTGTTCCAATTTTTTTCAGTATCAAAAGATTGCTTAAACCATGTTTTATCTTTTGTATCTTTAATATCAAAATAACTAGCAGTTGTTTTTTTAACATATGATTGTGGTTTGCTGTCATTAAATCCCCACATCATATGAGATTTAATTTCTTTTTCTGTCAAAACTCTATCATAAAATGCAAGAGAGTTATATATAATATAATCACTATTAAAAAATGATCTACTTGAATCGGTTAACTTAAATACAACATCATTTACCTCATTTGTAAAAACAAAATTTTCTGGTAATTTAGTTGAAACTGCTTCTACTCCATTAACAAATATACCAATTATTCTATTAGAATAATAAGCAAATATATGAATTTGAGGTTCTAGACTTTTTATCTGTTTTGATACATAACCTTGACCGTTATTTAATACAAAATTTATTGTATCTTGATAAACATATATACTTCCAACATTTGTAATATCAATTAAATAATCAAATTTTGCATTATTATTTGGAGGTAAGGTAAACCAAAATTCCATCCCAAAACTTAATTTTTCAGTTCCTGAAACAAAAGCATTATATCTTTCTTGATTATTAATTGATGCATATGTATTGTCAGATTTATAAAACTTTGCGCCTCTAGCCAAAGTATATTGATTATATTCAGTATTCCAATGTGTTGATGTATTTACTGGTTGAATAATGTCAAAATCTACATAGGGTGGAAAATTGTGAAAAACAAGGTCGTTTCCATTTCCTGACATATCAGTTGTATTATGCAGGTTCCAGAATCCGAGGGGTCTATCAGCTAATACCCTTTTAATATAAGACATATATACTATTATACGCTATTACTGGTTATTTTCTAGTTCCAACATTTCCTCATATGTAATTACTTTATCATTATATAAATAAATCATATTTCTTGGATTTTCATAATCTAATCTTTTCTTTTCCATTTGAAACCACGGCCAGGCTCCTCTTTCTCTTTGATTTTTAAGCCATTCTTCAGTTCCTTGAAATGGAGGACTCATCATAAAATTTCTAATAAAAAACTTTTCTCCATTGTGAATATTTGTTACGCCATGATAATAGGGTTCGCCAGAGGGAAATACTAAAATTTCTCCAGCTTTAGGTTTATAGCTAACAGTATCACCGTTATTAGTTATATAAAATTCAACACTTCCACCATCATAATCATCATTAATATATGTAGTGCAGGTAATTAAAAATTTTCTTCCTGGCATATCTGCTTCTGATTTAATAAAATCAGTATGATAATTCATTGCTAATTTCTTTTTAACATCTACTACATCTTTTTTATATTTAGAAAATGATGAAGATGCTAATTGTGAACCTTCTGGTACATCAGGTTTTACTTTTTTAATATAATGTTCTATTGCAAATCCATATGCTTCAGAAACTCTATCTGAAAGATATTTTTCATCATCATATTGCTGTCCTTTTTCAGAATCTTCTTTTTCATCTTTAGATTGACTATATGTGCCAAAATGACTCCATTGATCCCAATTTCTTAAATAATATTTTCCTTCAGATTCTTTTTCTGATTTTTTCATAATTTCATATAATTTATTTGCATCTGGCAATAAATTAGTATACAAATAAATTTTTGGATATAATTCTTTATATTCTATTTCCATTATTCTTCCAATCCAAACTCACCTAAAACAAAATATTTAAATCCATCTAAAACATCATATGATTTATGTGCATATGGTTCTTGAGTTGGAAATATTAATGCGCTTCCAGCTTTGGGTTTAAATTTAATATTTTGATTAGGAAATTCAATTTCTCCGCCTTCGTAATCATCATTTAAATAAATTAATATTGTAAATCTTTTTTCATTTGAATTTTCATAAGAATCAACATGTAATCCCATGCTTTCTCCAGGAAAATATTTATTAATTGCATAATGATTAATAGTGGTAGGTTTTTTAATATTTAAAACTTTAGTATATGTATCTGAACATAAATAATGAGCTTCTTTAATTGCATTAATAACATATAATGTTTTTTTATTTAAATTATTATCTAATAACAAATTTTTAGGTAAATTTATATGTTTTTTTTGTCCATATATTTTTAAATTATCATTGCTTGCATTCCAAGTTTTCCATTTTTCTACATATGGATATGAAAATTCATTTTTATCAAGATTTTCTAAGTGTTCAATATATTTTTGAGGTACTGAAATCACATCAGTAAAATAAAACATTTGACTGTTATCTAGACAAGCAAAATTATACATTTTTAATATCCTCCTTGCATTCCTGGATATGGTGAAAGTTTAACGCCTTTTTTTCTTAAGTCTGCCCACTCTTGTTGTTGAATTGCTTGCTGAGCTCTAACTTCTTTTAATTCTGTGGCCCATTCTTCTCGCCTTTCATCAGTATATTCACATGATGCGTCATCCCAAAATGAACCTATTGTGTATCTATCTCCAGAGGAGATGACTTTAACTTCATGTTCATTTTTGTGTCCTCCTGCAAATGCTGCTAGCATTCCAGTTTTAGGTTGAATTTCAATTGGATGATCTTTAAAATTTAAAGCTCCGCCAGTAAAATCATCATTTAAATATAAAAATGTTGCATATTTACTTCTTTCAAAAGCATTATATTGACCATTACTACTATTATCTGAATGAAAACTGGCAAAAGCTCCTGTTATCCATTTTTGAGCATGAAAACTAACTTCTCTCATTTCAATTCCAATAGCGTCTTCTGTTATTTTCTTAAATTTTTCTTTTAATTGTGTAAAATAATTTTTTGGTAAATCAAAAAGTAATAAATCGTCATCTTCTTCTTCAAATCCAAAAGCATATGACTCATAAAATGAAATTGGATTCCATTGTAAATTTCCTTTTTTAATTCTATATTCCCAATATTTTAATATTTTTTTACATTCATCATTTGATATAAAATTTTCATAAACTACTATATCATCTGCATATTTAATCTTATTCATTCTTATCCTTATGACTTCTTATGTTCCAAAAAAATGGAGATGTATATCTACATCCATTTAATACTGGTCTTACTCCATGTATAAAATTCATATCTCCTGGAAAAAAATATGCTGCTCTGGCTTTTGGTTTAAATTCAATTCCTTGTAGCGGAAAATAAAGCTCTCCACCTTCATAGTCATCATTGATATAAAAAATAGATGCAATATCGTAATAAGGAAAGGCATTTGGCTTTCCAGCATCTGGTCCTTCATGTAATTCTTTGTCTGCATGAGGTTCTTGTCTTGTTCCTACTGGCCACCTAACAATTGCTGGGCTTGTTGCCATAGCATCTATATTATAAAAATTATCTACTTCTAACTTAAGTCTATCAAACATTTTTTGAACTACATCAACAACTTTTTGATTTACTTTTTGCAAAGTATGCAGTGTGGCAACTCTGTCTGTCCATACATCAGCATCATAAATTACAGTTCCATTTTCATTTTTTTTGCTTACAGTATAATCCCATGTTGTATTATTTGATGCAAAATTAAATAAAAACTCTTGCTCTTCTTCAGTCATAAAGTTTTCTAATTCAACAATCATATCTACTGAATTACCAAAAAATCCTGATGGAGTAATTGATCCTTGAACAGATTCATAATTGTTTGTTGCAATTTTTTCTTCTATCATTATTTATACTTCTTTCTTGACCAAAACATTTTTTTATAAATACCTCCGCCTGGTTTTCTAAAATCTTCTGCAGACTTTTGATATCTATCTAATATTTCTTCTTGTGTATGTAATATTATTTCAGATTCCCAATCTTCTTTTTTGAATGGAATAATTTGTACAAAAGGTGTTCCTTGCTCTATTAAACCAGTAAAACCTTCTTTTAAAAAGAATGGCATTAGTCCAGCTGTGCTACATCTATCATTATCTATGATACCAGAAACGGTAATAAAAGGTAGATTAAAATGATTTTGTGGTGTTATATAAATAGCACTATAACCTTTTGGTAGTTCAACGGACCAATTTGGAAACCAGTGGAAATGTTTTTTACTATATCCTTGTGGAACTACAAATTCAGGCATTGGGTGTCTAGGAGCACAAAAATCTTTAAATCCTTCTGGAAGTTCTACAAATATTTCATTATTTTTTTTATAAAAATAAATATCGCAAGGAGTTTTAAATACATATCCTGTAGAAAATAAATCAAATATTGCTGGACATGTTTTAAAAGATAATGTTTTTTCTCCAGTATAATCAGTTAAATATTCATTTGTATAAGGATTCTTAACATATTTACCAGCATTAATGTACCATTCTGGGATATGCTTAATAGAAGGTTCTGGATAATTTTCTTTTATATAAGAATTATATTCTCTATTAGAATGAAATTTAATTTTATTCATAATTTTTTATTGTCTCTAATCTAATTGCTTTAACTTCATGATTTCCAATTTTTTGACCTTTATGATTAATTGCTTCTCTATAAAAATTAGACCATTTACCTTCTTTATTTATTTTTTCAATAGATTGACTATATTCATTTCCATTTTCTAAAGAGGTTATGTATTCTTTCGGTATTTGATTTGAATTATATAAGTTAATTTTTGAATTTTGTAAATAAGATAAAGATATTGGAATTAATGACATTATTGGAGTATTTGCCTTTAAAACTATTTCTTCATTTGGTTTTGTAATTCTGGCAGCGCATGGAATTTGTCCTTTAAAAAAACTTGTACTAATTAGTGTGGTAAACATTTCTATTCCATATATAAACATATTTGGAATAGGCATTATTAATATGCTTGTATTTTCATCAGTTATAAACATTAAACCAGTTTTAAAACTTATAGAAGCATTTTCTCTTTCAACATAAGCATATTCATGACCTTCAATTAATTCTACATGCCCTCTATCTGAAGAATTAATTCCGTCCCATTTAAATACAATGTCTTTGGGAAATGAAATTCCCCATCCAAGTCCATTAGTTAGAGTCATGGGAAAACAATTGTATGCATGTTTATCAAATGTTTTTTCCATCCAATCTCTTTTTATTGGAAGTTGTTCTATATTTGCACAATTATCATAAAGTCTAAAAACATCTACATTATACATTTTTTTCCTTAATAATATTAAATTTAAAAGACATCAATTCATGTTTTCCAATTATATTTTCATTTTGATCAATAGCATTTCTATACCAATTTGCTGGTTTTTTATATTTTAAACCATATTCTTTTAATGCATTTCCATATTCAATAGAATCATGTATAATTTTATTTTTTCTATTAAATATATCTTTATTTATATATATATTACTATTTTCAAATTGATTAAGAGAAATAGGTAAAAATGTTGCTACTGGTGTATTTTTTTCTATTTCAATTAAATGATTGGGTTTAGTAATTTTACATACTATGTGTATACTTCCTGAAAAAAATGATGTTGATATTATAGATGTTAATACTTGTAAACCTTCAATATATTGATTTGGAACTGGCATAATCAAAGTACTAACATTTTCATCAGTTTCAAATGTTAAATTAGTATTAAAAGCAATTGTTCCGAGTCCTCTATCAACATAACAAAAATCTTTTCCTTCATAAATATCTAATATTTGATTTGCTTTGTCCATTTCGCCATTCCATTTAAATGAAATTTTTTCTGGAAAAGAAATTCCTATACCAAATTTATTTGCTAGGGTTAAAGGGAAACAATTATAAGCACCATGACTTGGTACTTCATCCATCCAATCTCTTTTTATAGATAATTCTTCAATATTTGCTACATTATCAGAAAAAGAAAATATATTAACATTATACATTTTTAATATTCGTTATTAAACTCTGGTCTATGCATTTTATCGTTATAATCTAGCATTGTTACGATGGAATATTTTAGTCCGTCTGTAACAGGCATAGCTCTATGGGAGAACAGATATGTTGATGGAAAAAGATATAAATCTCCCGCTTTTGGTTTAAATGAAATTCCTAATTTTCCAAAATTTAATTCTCCACCTTCATAATCATCATTTGGATAGGCTACCAAAGAAACTGTGCAAACATAAGACCATCCGTGATCAGCATGTTCTTGAAAATGTTGACCTGGACCATACTTAACAATATTCATTGCTTCCCAATAATTCATTTCAATATTATACATTTTACAATAATCTGTTACTGCTGGAAGTTGAGCATCATAAGCATCTTGCCAAATATCATCAACTACTTCAAGAGGTCT